GACGGAACTGGTTTAACGTAACTCGTCTCCAGTAATAAGTATAGCCTACTCGTCCTTCTTTTCAACCGCAGGCTTGCCTACCGGCTTACCGGTGCTGGCTTCCTTGAGGGGAGCCTCGTCCAGACCGGAAGCGACCACATCAGGGTCACCATTCTGAGAGCCATCGTCATTGATAGCGTTCTCCGGGCTGTTGTGAGCACCAGTGCCATCGACCAGGTTAACGTTCAGTGCCTCGTCAACTTCGACAAGGTCGTGCCCTTTGGCAACTGGGACGTTAATGTTCGGGTAGGTAGCGGGCTTCACGGCCTTGGCGTCAGCCACCGCTTTGTCCAGGTTCTCCTGGCTGTCGGCGATAACCGTCTTCTCTTGGCCGTTCTCGTCAGTAAATGTGTCTGTAAACATAGGTTCCTCCTTAGACGTTTTTACCGCCCGAAATACGGGCAGCGGTTGTTGCCGGGGTCGCCAGCGTACTGGCAGTACCGGTAGCAGCGGTCAGGGTCGTCTCCTTGTAGAGTAGAGCCTGCTCTAGCACGCTATCATTCTGATACTTCGCCTGGGTGTGGTCAAGGTTCACAGCACATGCACGGGCGACTAATTCTGCGCGGCTTGGCATGATTGTATCCTCTTTTACATTGATTGGGGGAGATTAACCCACTCCCCCGTTGGGGCTGCTACTAGGCAGCGGTGGTGCGGGTCAGGTCAATCAGGGAACCTGGGCGCTCGACACCTACACCGTACACGGTGTGCAGGACAGTCTTGGTACCAACGTAGTCCACGCTGTACTCCATCTCGAAGGTCGGAGCCTTCTGCTGCATCAGGGTGATGGCAGACTTGTGGAAGAACAGGTTGTGACCGTTGGAAGTAGCGACAGCTACGTTACCAGAGTGGTGCAGTTCCATGCCGTAGATGGTGCCAACCAAGTCTTCGCTACCGTCAACGGCCTTACCGGTCTTACCGGTCTGGTCGTAGGCAACGTACTTGTTGATACCGAGCAGGTCAGCCTTGGTGTTGTGACCGATGATACCATGGCGGCTACCGCTAGGGGTGTTACCGGTGTCAAAGGCAGTCACGACAGCGAGCATACCGGCGTCGGTAATGTTCGCGCCACCGGAGACAGTCGTACCGGCGCTGGCGTACAGAGCCATCAGGTCGGTGTCAATCTGGCGGGCCAGGGCCTCAGCCATACGAACCTGGAACGCAGCGCGGAGGTCGTAGCTGGACTGAATCTTGGCGATGTCCTCAATCAGCACTGCAACGTAGTAGTGCTTGTCGATGTTGAGGGTGACGGGAGAACCTTCCGGCGAGTCGTAGGTGACAGCCGTGCTCGCAGCCTTAGCGCGGGCGTTAACACCAGCCACGAACGGGATGTTCAGGGTGTCACCACCACCAGCTACGAGGCCAGAACGGTCGGTAACCAGCTTGGCAGCCTGGAGGACTTTGTCAAAGGGTTGCTGAATCTCGCGCGTCCACTTCTCCTGGACGTACTGCGAGTTCTGGGCAATAGCGCGTGTAACGTTACTACCCAAAGTAGGGTTAGCCATAATTGCTTTTCCTGTTTATTTTTATTGAAAGACTAGCTGGGAATAGCTTGCTTCAAGTATTCGTCGAGTTCCTCGTCCGTCATGTCTTGCGGAGCCTTATTGAGATTCAGCTTCGGCTTGGCACTAGAACCGTCGGGGCGCAGGCCGGTCTTAGCCGCCTGGCGCTTCACGTTCTTGGTGATTTCCTTAGCCTCATCAGCCGCTAAGTCTTTGGCAAGGGCGTTGATGGTATCGACGAAATCGCTGTAGCGGAGGTCAGGATTCTTCACAGCACCAGTCTTCGGGTCGAACCCAGCTAACGTAAGGTACAGCGTGTTGACGTCCTGAGCCGCTTCGGGCTTGAACTTGTCACTATTCTTATCAAGGAATGGATACTTTGCTTCGACTCGTGGCGCGTCTATCTCTAGGCGCGTGTGGAACATAATCGACTTGGCCTGCTCCAACCCGGCGTTGTACTGGGTCTTGCCGTACTGCTCGCGGTCACTTTCCAATTTCTTGATAGTGTCCTCGTCA